GGCAATTCATGGATCTGTATTTCTATTTTCCAGATAAGAGAAGAAGAGACAGTCATAACTGTTTGAAATTATTAACAGACAGCATGGAGGGTTTACTCTTCCACGATGACTACTTCTTATTACCAAGAATACAAGATGTGCAACTTGATAGAGAAAATCCAAGATTGGATATTGTCTTTTATCCAAAAGATTATGAGGTGAAGAAAAAATGAAGTACCCATACGATGCAGAACACATCGAAAGAATTTACGATGAAGGGTATCGGCAAGGATATAAAGATGGTTACGAAGATGCAAGAAGACAATTTGCGGAGGAAGATGAAGATGAAGAGTAATTACTACGAAGTATACGATGTAGAGGTTTATTGCGAACCAGAGGTGTCAATTGAAGAAGCTAAAAAATATGTGGAATACGTGGAAGACAAGTATAACAGAAAACTGGCCAGTCTTACTATTGACGTGGATGGTGATTTTGTTGATTTGTCTTATCAGTTTAAAGCCATACCTTTCGAACGTATTAGACGTATTACAGGGTACTTGGTAGGAACAATGGATAGATGGAATGATGCAAAGACCGCTGAAGAACATGACAGAGTAAAACATGATGTAGAAATGGAGACATTATAATGGGTAAAAAATATTTTTGGGATCTTGAAACCGGAGATTATGTCGAAGCCACAAGCACTACAAAAAGAGACGACATCATTCATGAAACGGTTAAACCAATGTCTTATGCAGAAGAACAGCTGAGACACGCTGAAGAAAAAGACAGAACTTTTGAACCTTATTATAGAGGTAGAGAATACTTCTTAGATGAAGCAAAAACTATCGTATGCAATGACAGAGAAGACCAATATGGAAGTCCTGAAGATAGTTTTAAACTTATTGCAGAATTATGGACTGCATATTTGTTTAATGATAATGTAGGAAGTCTGTCTGAAAAAGATGTAGCTATTATGATGACTTTGCTGAAGATTGCAAGAATCGCATCAAGTAGATTCAAGGAAGATAGTTGGATTGATGCTATTGGTTATTTGGCTTGTGGAGCCGAATTGGATTGCGATATGAGAGGTAACAAATGATAATGATAAGAATTATAATTATTATGGTTTTTATTTTAGGTTTAATATTAGGATTAATATTAAGAGGTGAAAAATGAATAACGATTTAATCAAAAGGCAGTCAGCAATTAATGCAATCGAGAATACAGAATGCGAATTATTAGCTGAGGAATGGAATGAATTAACAAATGCAATCAAACAAGTACCATCCACAGAGCCGCTCACAGAAGAGGACTACATTGAACTGCGAGACAGATTCGGCGAGTATGTAGAATTTGTAGTACGAGATATGATTACAGGTAAAGGAGAAAGGTGGATAAAGGTGAAAGATGGAGATGAGTGATTTAATAGGAATGATTGCAGATTTAATTTTAATCACAGTGCTTGTTATTGATATTATAGCTACAGTTAAACTTTCAATACACTATACAACAAATACAAAAGTCTGTGAATATTTATTAAAATGTTGGAGTGAAAAAGATAATGACAATAATTAAAAGAGAATCATTCATATTCAACAAACCGGAAGAAGTGGAATTGGCGAAAGAATTCAAAGAAGCAGTTGGTTCGGAGTATGAATATGAAGAATACGAAGAAAACATTATTATTTATAAAGAAACGATCGAGACACACAATATAAGTAATATAAGGGTTGAGAAAAATGACGACAATATTTAATATACTAAAAATCATTTTGGTTGGCGATTTCGTCACACTAATTACAGCATTGGCTGTAATGATAGTATTTCTTATTACAAAAACCATTAAAGACAGATAAAAAGTTGGAAAAAGGAGTGCTAAAATGACAAACCGTGAATACATGGAAAATTTAAGTGACAAAGAACTTGCAGAATTCATTTATTCTGATTTGTTAGTATTAGGTCAGAGTTACACAAATAGCATTCAAGGATTAACAGAATGGTTATCAAAAGATTATGCTTGGACAAAAATTAAAACGGCAGTAACAGTATATGCCTTACAAGAAGCGGGGAGGTTAGCAAATGACAGGGAACGAGTATCAACAAGCAGCGTTAAGAACGATTAACAGAGATTTAACAATGGGAGAACAAACAGCTAATGCGTGTTTTGGTTTGGCTGGTGAAGTAGGTGAATTTTTAGACTTACTCAAAAAAGCAATGTTCCAAGACCATCCATTAGAAATTTCTCATTTGATTAAAGAGCTAGGTGATATTTCATGGTACTTAGCGTTGGCTTGCACAGTATTTGATATTGATTTGGATGATGTGTTTGAAGCAAATATTGAAAAACTGAAGGAGCGTTATCCTGAAGGTTTTGATACAGAAAAAAGTCAACACAGGAGGGAAGATGATGTATGATAAAGTATAACGATTATAATCCAGTTCCTTCTGGATTTGATAAGAAGGTTTCTGAAATGACTGGAGATGAGTTGTATAAGTTGATTTATTCTGCAGTATTGCAGGCTAATAAAACGATTGATAGGTTATTAAAAGAGTAAAAAAAAGAGAGTCGATTAAGACTCTCTTATTCTTTGTTTCTAACTTCACTAATACTACGCTGTCGTATCATATTTAACAAATCCTCGATAACTCCAGGTTCTTCTGCATATTTATCAAAACGATCTGGATAATTGATATTATATTCTTGTCTTTCAACTCTATTAATCGGGAAACCTGTTAACTGACCAAGACCCCACATTGCACCTCTAGTATAATCTGGTTCATAATCTGAATCTGCATCAGGCGGATTCAAACCAAAATGTTTATCATGTGCGTAGCGTTCAATAGTCTTTAACGCAGGAATTTGATTCATGATATAACTACTTGGACTTTCAATATCCATACCAGTATAAGCATATTTACCAGTTAACAATTCAGGAAGTAATTTAACTAATGGAGAAGTCTGACCTAAAATTTTACCACCATCAGACCACTTCTCAAATTGTGTATAAGGCATATTATCAGCCAAACCATAATACTCACCATTAATGCGGAATGGAAGTTGAATATCAGTATCTCTCCATTCATTACGTTCATCTGGTGGAATATAATCTTCTGACATTCTGCTAACACTATCAAATACTCTTCTAGTATTAACAAACTTTTGAGGTTGCTCAAGCATCATCTCAAGTTCCATAGGCAAATTCTTTCTCAAGAAAGAATAGAACGGGATAACTCTTCTAAAAAACGATCTTTCAGCTTTTGTTAAATCACCATAATCAAACAAGAATTTGTTAACGCCTTCAACAGCTTCTCTATAGTTATAGCCTTTATCAATAAGCGAGAAGAAAAGATTTGCTCTTTGAGTACCTTCAATAGCAACACCAACTTTACCTGCAACTTGGAACGGTTTATTAACTGCATCAGCAATAGGATTTAAGAAAGATAGTTTGCCTTCAAAATCATTTTTTGCAAAGTTATTAAATTCTTCCATAGTTACTTCACGCATTTGAGCCTTAGATACATTTTCAGCATATTTAAAGTCATTATAGAAAGTATTGTCTACAACATTATATTGCATCAAAATGTTTCTCCATTGTTCGCATGTCTTGGTTTGTCCGCCAAAAGTAACTTTCTTTAATGGGTCGCCATTACGAACGATTTCATATGCTCGTTTGATTTTAACAGGGTTGAATGCATCTTCACCAACTGCCAAAAAAGATTGAAATGCATTAGAAGGAGCATTTTGTCCATGAAAGCCAGGATTAATGATTGTATTTAAAACTTTAAACTTAGTTAAAAATCCATCATAAAGATTAAGCAAAGTGTTCTGCATTGTTTTCATTTGAGCCTTGGTATAAGTATTAAGAGTATTGTATGTAACTTTATCCATATTATACCCATCAGTGGCGAGTTTGTTTTCAAACATATATTCCTTACCATTTTTACTAACTCTTTTGACAGGCCCCTCTGGATTTAATTCATTATATAATGTCTTTTTAATGGTTTCCAGTTGAGAAGCGTTAACTTCAAAATGAGAAACATTCATACCAACAAGATCTGGATTTATGCCAACATCAGATATAACTTTATTAAATACTGCTTGTGGGCTTCCATAATCATGTGTCAAATACGAAGAACTCTCAATATATTTACCAAGATTCTTTTTGGCTTGTTCACTTGCATAATAAATCTTTTCACAATCCTTCATCATATCAATATAAGGAATAATGATTTTATCGCTAGTTTTACCAACCTTCGGATCAAATTTAGTTGTCAACTGATTCTTAACAAAATTATTAATCAAATCACTTTGAACTAATTTATTATGTTGGATAGCCTTATTAAGAAAAACTTGTTGAATGTTATAATTATAAAAAGTCTTTGCTTTTTCTTTAACCAAACTCAATTCTTTTTCTAAATCACCACCAAGATCCTTCATGTGAGTAGCAGCATAATTATAAACATCCATCTCGGTAATATATTTAACATCAGTACGGCTCTTTTCAGATATAGCCTTTACTATATTATTTTTTGTTTCATCAGATAAAGAGCTGTAAAAATTATATTTAGCTCTATTTAAACATGCACTTTCAAAAGCTTCTTCTCCGGCTTTCATTGTAGCAAAAACATCACGATGTTGTCTGGAAACATATGAATGTTGTTTTCCATGAACAGGAGTATATTTACCTTCCAGTTTTTCATAATCAGAAAAGGGTTCACCAAAAATATATTCAAAGTTATCAATCAAATCAGTATTGATCTCACGACCAGTAAAAACATTTTTTAATCTTTCGTATTCTGCTTTACTGATTTCACCAAGTTGATACTCTTCATATAAAATATTATTACAGTTATCAGCAAATGCCTGATAGGCTGCTCTAGTGGCGTCATCTCTTAAAGGACCATCAAGAAGTTTTAATGCATCTGAAACAGATTCACTATCAAGATTAGTTGTTTTCATTAACTCAGTTTGAACATAATTAGATATTTCAGCTTCGACTTCCGAACCAATAGACTCATTCAAAGCGGCAATCTCATCTTCTAAGTTCTTATAAGATTTTACAACCTCTTCCCTATTAAGTGATTTAGCAATATTATTAATATTATAATCCGTTATAGAATCAGCATGGTTACGCAAATAAGTTTCAATGGCATCTACAGCCTGACGTCTTTCAGGAGACAAATATGTGATACTACTTTCAAAATTATCTATAGCCCTTAACAATTGTCCAGGTTTTTCATACTTGGTAAGATTCTCAACAATCTCTCGCAAACCAGACATAACATTTGAACTAACACCTTCTTTAGCCATGATACGTGAAATCATATCACTCATTTCAACAGTAGTGTTATTTCTGTTCAGAATATTCCACAATGTCTTTTCAGAACGAGAAAGAGTAGATGCATCTTGAGCAGTCATATTAAATAACTCTTCTAATTTACCACTTTCAAACAAATTATCAATCTGTCTATCAACAAGTCTATTTTTATATATATTAACAGCTTCAGTTAATTCATCAGGGGCAATACTTCCTTTAATATAATTGCTTAAATCTTTACCGCCTAATCTTTTTTGAATACCATTTCTAAATGCAGCAACATTAACAGCAGATTCAGAATGCAGATCGGCATAAATAGAAGCAATTTCACCCCAATCAACATCAGCACCAGTAAGTTTTGTAATGTCATCCAAAGACTGAGCAAAATACTTTGCACTTAAAGCGTCATCAATAGATAAAGAATAAACAGGAGCATCAAATACTTTATAAATTTCTTTACCATATTTCTGGAACAATTCTTTGTTATTATTCATCAAAACAAGTTGTTTATACAAATCACCGGCACCTGAAACTTCAATACCAGCACGTTCCATTTCACGTAAAACATTTAATTGCGTATTTCTTCTAGCCATTAAACTATCAAAACTGCCATAAGAATAATCCATTTCGGTAGATACAGTATGATACATATTTCTCATGGCTTCTTCCATAGAATCTAACTGTTTTTCTTTGGTTTGCAATTGTTTAAGTAATTCTGGATCGCCATTAAATTTCTCAGCTGCTTTTTTACGAAGTTGGATAACATTTCTTTCATTTTCTATAGCATGCTTAAAATCACCATTATCATAAGAAGCAATGAAAGCCATTTTTTCTTCATCAGTTGCATTATTAAAAAACTGAGTAAAGGCACCTTCAGGGTCAGTTAATCTTTCAAATGCTTTTACATTTCTATCAGCAATACTATAATTATCTTCAACTAATAGTTTATTAAAATATGATTTAAATGCTTGCTGGTCGCCTTCTTTAGCAGCCAACCGTAAATACTGAGCATTTTCGGATGTTAATGTGCCAAGAGTGCTTCTTAATTTTCTGTTGGCGACATTAAAATAAGGAGCAACAGTTTTATCACCAATTTTTCTTAAAATTTTATCAGGTGAAAATTCTCTATTTCTAATTTTATAAACCTTAGAATCCTTACCGTTGATACCAAAAACATTGTTACCAACCTTTTCAAGAAGGTCACGAGCAAGTCTTTCAGAAGTCTTAGGTTTGTTCTTTAATAATACGTTATCTTTTTGTACAATATCAATAGCATCATCCAAAGTAACATGGGCGTTCATCATGTCAACAATTCTTTCAGATTGACTCCTTGACCTTCCAGATGCTCTGGCGATATTTTCAGCAACTCTATCAGCTTCAAGTTCAGCTTTAACAGCACCAGAGCCTTTTAATACTTTAGAAGCACCACCAACGACACCGCCACCAAGATAAGTTAACGGATCTGTACCAATATCAAATAACAAACCAGCAAGAGAATTACTTACTCTATCAGAAGCAATATCATCTGCATCCATGGTTTGAATAGGTGCAAAAGGCGAACCACTGGGAGAATAGGCTATAGTGCCACCTTTTTTTCTCAGATTTTCTGTATTAGCATCAAATACATCAGACCAATATTTTCTACCAGAAACATCATCGGTAAAAGGATTCATATATTTCAAAGAATCTTTAAAAGCCTGAAGTTTGCTACCGCCAGTAGCATGTGCATAAGCAACCTGCGCTGCAGTATTATTCATTAAAGGCCCGAAGATTCTATCAAGAATGTTGCGTTCATTGTGGTGCGTTGCATAATTCTCATCATGATACTTTTGTTTTTCTTCAGGTGTTTGGTTCTCTTGTAAATACTGGCCATAAAGAAATCTTTGTTCAGCTTTACGAATTTCATTTGCCTTATCTTTTCTAAAAGCACCTTCATTTTCATAAAGCTTAAAATGAGAAGCGTTATGCTGTGCCCATTTTTCCTTTTCTTCACCTTCTAAAGACTGATAAATCTTTTCATCTCTTTCCCAATTCGGATCCTGATAATCATGGAACGAATGCCACATATCAGATTGAGGAGTACCTTCTTCCCAATAATTAGTATCGGAATATTTAGGAGTGTTTTTGCCTTTTATCCATTTATCAAAGGTACCATATCCCCAATAATTATCTTCATTGCGTTCCCATTTTTCCATTGGTCTGTAAGGAGAACGATTATACTGATTATAATCTACATCCCTACGAAAACTAGGATTACGAACAAATCTACCATTTTCAATTGAATAAGCAGATTTACCAGTCTTGTTATAATAACTATTTATTTCACCAAAATCTCTACCAGTAGTAAAGGCTTCGTAACGCCTATATGCTCTTTCTAATGCAGAAGAATTATTAAACTTCTTATCACCAACTCCAGAACGAATAACGCCTTTGGCAACGTTTTTTACACTGGAATGTGCGTTCAATTTAGAATTTTTATTATTCTTTTTTTGAGTAGCAAGTTCAGGACCGAGAACATTGAAACGCTGAGTCAAACCAGTATTATAACGTTCACCGCTATTCATCTTTTTTAATCTATCTTCATTGTTAGATTTTTTCTTAGCCATATAATCACCACATTCCAATTCTAACTAAATATGCAATTTAGTTGTATCAACGGTTTTCTTTTTATTATTATTCTTCTTCTTTTTATTAGTTTTTTGCAAACCTGCACTGCGACCATTTTGCGTTTTCTTCTGGTTAGAAGTATTTTTAGTAGTGGTCTGACTTTTAGTTGTAGTACCAGAACGTTTTTTAATAGTAACACTAGTATTTCCATTAGCACCAACATTAACGCTACCAAGTCTAGTAGCAGTAGTACCACCCATAGTTTTATCAAGAGAACTCGATCTACCACCAGTAGAAACAGCAAGCGCATTTAATCTAGCCGCATCTGTTGCAGCACGCAATTCTTTTGCACTAGCACCAGCTAAAGCAAGACCATTAATAAATTGTTTATCAGGTTCTAAGAAACCACCTGGAGTAGTTCTTGCAACAGCATCAGCATAATTATATGCATTTGCTTTTGCACCAGTTAATCCCATGCCAGATGCAGGATCGTCAGATGCAACTGCAGGAGAAGAACCACCATAACCATAACGAGAATACCCACCCCAACCACGGCGTCTATATCCACCATATCCGCCGTAGCCGTAGCCACCACCGCCACTAAAAGACCCCGCCTCAATTTGTTTAAGCAGCATGTCCATTTCATGTTGATTATTAACAGCAGTCTGGTATGCTTGGAACTCTCTATTCAACAAAGCTTGTTCGGCTTCATAAGCCTGTTGTTGCTGAGTAGTAAGTGCCTGATTTTCTGCATTAGCATTGTATTCTTCAATTGCCATAACCTGTTCAAGGAATGCAATTTCATTCTGACTCAATGCAGAAATCTTATCACTTCTCAACTTCTTAGCAAGTGTATCGAGATTTACATTGTACTGGTTTGTGAGATTATTCATCTCGGTTTCAATATTATTTAAATCTCTATTTCTTTGAGCACGATAATCTGCATTCTGTTTGCTTGCATTAGCTAAAGCAGATACTTGCATTGCATTACCCAAACCAGAAGAAGTCAGACCTCTACTAGCCATTCTTTCTAACACGGCATTGTTGTTTTGGTATGTGTCATTATAGAGTTTAGAAATGTTATCAAGGTAAGCCTGATTAACATCATTAGCCTGCTGATTCTGTCTGGTAATAGCATCCATGTAAGAATTATATGCATCCTGTCTATTCTGATAATAAGCACTATCTAAATCAGAAGATACTTTTTGATTCTGCGTATTTGCCCATTGTCTTGCAGTATCAGAAGTCCTCAAAGATAGTTGAGGGATTGTGGACTGTGCTTTACCTGTAAAATTAGTAACATCACTAATCTTTTTAGAATACAAACCAGAAGAAGGATTATATCCTACACCGGCACTAGCTAATTCTTCTGCCGATTTGCCTTGATATTGAGAACCATCCAATACTTCATAAGTGCCACCGGCAGTAATAATATGGTCACCTACCTTCGCATTAGAAGGAGCATTCCCATTACTTTGTACTTGTAATGTAGCCATGTTTCACCTCCTATCTCCAATTTCTTCTACTGTTTCCGTAGAGACTTTGTAAAAATGCAGAGTACGGATCAGCATAATTTCTTACACCATAGACATGGTAATCATCGGATAATGTCGGGTCAGTTTCAAAGGAATTAGTGTGTAAAATATCTTTAACTTCTTGAGGAACATTTGCCTGATTAATATAATCATAAGCCATGTTAATAGTTCCTTGAGGAGTCTGATACCAACCATCATTTCTATCAGGCAATCTACCATAACCACTATTATTACCATTAATCCTATCGTAATAAGCCTGTGCAAGAATTTCTTCCTGTAACATCTTGTCAGCCTGTTGCTGATTATATTGGTCATTAGTACCTTCCTGAATACGCCTAATATAATCGTCAGAAAGTGTACCATTCATATCACCAGTTGCAGAACGATATTGGTCATATGCATATTGTTTAGCATCATCAAAATTAGCAAAGGTTCTTTCGCCTGTCTTTGGATTGAAACCATTACCAATTAATCTCCATTGTTCTTCACCAGTATCAGCATTGGTACCAGTATAGTTATACATATTACCATTAGCATCACGTTTATATCTCAAACCACCAATATTTGCAGTCGACCAGTTATCAGGTAAATTACCATTCTTTAAATCCTGATAACTCCATTTACCATTCCAAGCCTGACCATCACGATTGTTACCAGAAGTATTCTGGATATAATTACTTGTAGTTTCATAATTATTTGGATTAGCATTGATGGAATTTAAGTAATTAATCTTTGCATTACGAGCCGCTTCATATTGAGCCGCTTTATAGTAATCACCTTCTGCAACAGCTTTCTGATAGCCTGCCATGTAGTCAACACCCAAATCAACAGGAACGTAATTGCCGTTATAAGAAGTGTTTGTACTGACAGTTCCAGAAGTAGTACCTAACCCACCCATCTTACTCGAACCAGAAAGAGGAGTACCGCCTGTAGAAGTAGGTGCAGTTTTACCACTAGCAACACCTTTAGAAGCGCCATTACTTTTAGCCCTAGTAGTCCAATTGATTCCATCTGTGGTTTGAGTAGAAGAAGAAGTATTAGGAATAGCGCCAGTACCGCCTACATTTGCAACCTTATTACCACCAGACATGGCTTTAGTTACAGTAGCTTTAGCATTGCCGGTACCCATTTTTCTATTTAATCTGTCATTATAAGTTGCCATGTCACCACCTCATTATTTACTCTTTATAATCGGAAGTTTCTTGTCGTTATCATAATCCACATCGACAATGCCAAGCACGTCATCAAGATCACGGAGTTTGACATAATTTACACCATCCTTCATGATACGAGTTACTTCAAACTCTTTGCCGTTGAATAATACTTTAGTTTTATCTACCACTTCATCGTCCTCCACTTTTTCTTTCTTTGGTTCGACTTTTGGTTTATTAAGTCTTTGGGTTACAGTATCAGCAAGAATATTCATTCTCTGCATCAGCCAGTCACCGGGGCAAGCTTTACTAGCAAACCAACGATGGACTGTCAATACCATTTCATCTGGTTTGGGAGAATAAACAATTGCCTTTGTTCTGTTAGGAATCCATAACAATTTCTTCTTTCCATTTCTCTCACAAATGTCTACGCACAAATCAACAAGAGCGGTGAAACATTTCTGAGTAAATGCGTATGGATGAGTAGTGTCGCTGGCACATTCAATGGTAACGGCTCTAGCATCATTTGCTCCAGAAGAAGAACACCAAGACCTATTCTTTTCTTCAACCACTAAAGCAATATCTCCATTCTTACCAATCGCATAATTACAACTAGCATTTCTATCAGTAGTTGCAAAATAATCTGCAGCCTGTTTACCAGTCCATTGACCTACGATACAATGTGGAGTAATCCTATCAATCTTATAAGTTTTATGATTGTAAGTTCTTCCACTAGAATACTTTTTACTTAATCTTTTGTATTTTGCTAACGGGGAATTACTCAACTTCTTTCACCTCCGGTAATCCTGCAAGAGAAGTAGCTATTGATAATACCATTGCAACGAACGAAACACTTCCAATCATTGCCCAATCAATTTCACTAATTGTCGAACCAACAACAATTAAACTGGCAAAGGTTTGTGCAAAAGTTTTAATCGCTCTAACAATGGCGGCTTTAACCCATCTTTTTCCTTTCTTACTCATTTGATTCTTCCTCCAAGGATTCAATCCTTCTGGTTTGTTCTTTAACGGTTTGTTCTACTTTAATCATTCTCTCCCCCAAGCCGTTATGTTTATCCACCTTATTTTCCAATTGTTCGATTCGGTAAACTGTTAGTTTGTTGCTAACCATGATACCTGCAAGCGAACCGATGCCTGTGCCTATGAGAGATAAACCAGCCACAGCAATATCAGGATTAACCATTAATTTTTACCTCACATGTGTGAATAGATGTGGGAATTCCCCAATCAGCAAACCAACATAACTCTCAATAATGCGGCAAAACCAACGGTTTTGTCCGCCATTTATGTCGCACTACGAATGCGAAGGCCGGGGGTTCGAATCCCTCATGGCGCGCCACATATAGAAAGGGAATTATGGAATGGAACTATATTTTGTAATTCTCTTTTTTATTATTTTTATTTGGTGTGGGAATTGGTGTGGTAAGACTCTATTGTAACTGCAACAGCTTTAAATAATTTGTCTTCGGTGTGTGTATAAATTTTTGAAGTCAAACTAATGTCACTATGTCCCATCAGTTGTCTTGCAATATTTATTGGTACACCAGCCTTCTCCAAATCAGTACAATACGTATGCCGTAAGCAGTAAGGAGTCCATGTAACCTCACCTAATTCTTTTTTAAGAGAATTCCACCATCTATTTCGTTTCTTTTCTGTTAGATTATTAAATAAAAATTCGTCTTGTTCTAGATCCGGCAAACCAAGGAAAGAGGGAATAGGTACATATCTGTCTGCATTTTTACTTTTGGTACCACGGATATGTAGAACCCTATTCACAATATCACTCCCTTGTATCCATTCGGCTTCATGTGGACGCAATCCACAATACAGGAGCAACTGAAAATACAATTCATATCTCTTTCCTGTGAGTGCCGTTAAAAACCGTTGTCTCTCTTCATCAGTGAGACTTCTGCGTGTTTGTGTTTTTCCTTTTGGTTTGATGAGTGAAATAGCTGGATTCTTGTCTATCAACCCTTCAATAATTGCCATCTCAAATATATTCTTCAGGGTGAAGTTTACTTTATGTATGGTAAATTCACTATATCCTGTTAAATTGTTGAGAATGGTTTGACAGTCTGAAGGAGTTACGTTGGCTAATAGTTTTTCACCAATGTGTAGCAAGATGAAGCGTTCAACTAGAGAAATATACATATTGTAATTTTTCTTAGTTATCTTATCCTTCTTATATCGAACCAGCCACTCATTACACCACTCTTCTACAGAAATTGATTTTTGTACTCCTCCTTCCACTTGTAAGCGTTTGTAAAAGTATCTGTCATCTAACTCTTTTTGTGTTTTACCAGTTACTTCATACCTTTTGCCGTTGATTGTAAAACTCTTTCTCATTTTCATATACCCTAGATGGGTGTGGAGAGGAGTATATTATAACACTATTTTCTTACAATAGGAAGATTACGTTTAGCGTCATAGTCAACATCACAAATGCCTAATACATCTTCCATATCTCTAAGGCGGATATAATTTTCATTATTCACCATGACTCTATTTACTTCCTTGATTTGTCCATTAACAAGGACTTTAGTTTTCCCGATCTTGTTGGCTTCAGCACGGATGTACTGTTTACTCTTTTCTAAATCAATATCTTTTTCAAACTCAGACCAATTGAAATCAGCAGGTACACCTTTGTACTGAGGAGTTCTACCGAACATCCCATATCTAGCATAGCATTCATGTTTTAACATATCTAAAGCTACACCCATGTCAGGCTGCCAATTGCCTTCGATATTTGCATAACTGATTTTAGCAAGTACTTCATTGTACTTTTCAATTAATTGCTTTGTTTTCATTTTTAATACCTCCCTTATAATTAGTAATAAGTTATAAATATGTTTTTATCCAATCTTAATTAAATACATATGATAATGCTCTTACATAACAGTCTCCAACTCGTATACTACGAGGATTTGGATTATAATACATAAAAGACATAAACAATCACTCCTCTTAAATATAAATTATTAAGAATCTAACACCCACACATCACCAGCCACTTGGGTGGTTATTTCATCTACAGTAACACCATTAATTTTTGTTATAGGATAAGTAATACCCCTACTAAAATTAGTATCAAAAACAACCGGTTCAGGAGCAGAAGAAGAAAAACCAAGATGAGTTGTTAAATAAGCAAACTGAATATGATTTTCAACTAAAGAATTGCAGCAATCTACACTAAGATTATTATAATAATAATTTTTAGGTAAAGCTGTAGTATATGTATTAACAAGCGAAGGAGAAAAACCTAAATAGTATTCTTTAAGTGTGGGAGAATAATTTGCAGATAATTTAAGATGAGCAACATATGTATTGTTTGACAACCTAATAAAAGAAGGGTAATTAGAATTCTGAGTAACTGCAGTTAAAATATCTGACGTATTTTCAGCCGAAGAAGTAACACTATATCCATTAGAAAAAGACCCAGAATAAGAATGCAAATAACAAACAGAATCTTCAATTCTAACAAAATTACCATTATCAAGCAAACACAAAAGAAGAGCGCGTTCAGCATTAGAATAATTATACAATTTAAATCGAATAGTATCGGTAGCATCTATATTAATTAATAAAGCAAACCTAACACGTTTATTTGTTTCTGATGCATAATAATGAGAAGACACAAAGATAATAGAACCATCTTGTAAGGTTTCAAAAAACGAATATTGAGTAAATGTAGATACTTGTTGAGCACTGGTCTGCCCAATTGAAACAGATGCACCAGAAGATACACTTAAAGAAAGATCTGTAGGATTATATTCCAACAATTTTATATATATATATCGATTTGCTATACCAGAACTATCAACATTATCACCAAACAGTGCAATATATTTATTATTACCAATATAATGAATACCAATAAGAAAATTAGATGAAATATCAAGCGTACACAAAGGTCCTAATGTATTATTATTGCTATCATAAATTCTTATACAGTGACTCTGGCTATAAGAATAAGTTCTTACATAAATAAAAACTAAAGAATTTTCAACTATTATTGAAGGCGTACAATAATAACCAGATTGAGTAATCGAAAGTTGACCACCCCAAGCAGTACCATTAAATCTTCGAATATATTGGGTTTTACTGCTAGAGCCAGTATAATAAGAAAAAACTGCACTTATTGTACTAATAGGGACGCCAACTGAAAAACCAGCAGTGCTGCTTGTAGTCATTGAAGTAGAATTTGTACTATAAGAGTTCTGAATATTAGTTAACAGTTCAACAAAAGTATTGGCAGGAATAACACTTTCAGCTGCTTTATATTGTACGATTTTACCATTAGTAATCTCAATACCGGTCTCAATTGCATTAATATTATCCGCCATCGTTGCGAATGTATCTGTTGCGCTAGTGCTGACACCTTTGCCAGTGATCGCACTAGCAATCAGGGATTTCCCATCACTGGCTGATGTTTTTGCCTCTAACGCTAAATCATATGCAGATTTAACTGCACTAGGTGTCGCTGCCTCAGTGGTTGAAGTAGAAGACGTAGAAGAATTTAACTTCGTAGCACCATAACCACTAGTGCTTGCAATTCCACCATCAGCAACCATATAACTAGTTCCGTTATAAACAAACAATAATGTTTCACCGGCAGACCACGCATTCGGTAATACTGCAGTAGTACCAACAGAATACATATTGATTGCGCCAGTTCCAGAAATATTTAACATCGGCGAAGTCGCAGTATTTACATTCTCAAACTTAACAGCAATCAACGCACCAGAAAACAATTCAAAATCTTCAATCGTTACTACCTTGGTTTGCGTTGCACTTGCAGTAGAACACACACCATAGAAAATCTTACCTGCACCTGCGTCACCTGCAGCTGCTCTTGCCACTGGATCTTTTATATCATAAACAGTTCCGTCTGGAAATTGAATCTGACTAATATCAGCCATTTATTTTTCACCTCCATTAACCATAAGATAAAATCATTTTTTCACCATCAATGGAAACATCTAAACCTGTTTCCCAATGTTTAACTGCTTCTTTAAGTCTAACTGCAGTGATAAGCCTAGAAGACGTTGCTGTTCCTGCTTCCATTTCAGCAACAGACATGGCAGAATAAGTTGTATTAAGCCAGCCTTCCATCATCCAGTAAGTACCATCATAAACAAGAAGTACAACTTCATTAGCATTCCAAGAAGAAGTAGCAGATGTTGAAGGAGCAGTTGTACCATATCTTTTTATAGATTTAGCAGTTGTTCCATTAACAGATAATGTTGGATTGGCAACCGTATTGGCATTAGTAAATTTAACTAACACTTGAGCACCGGCTACTAAATCATCTGCAGTAAATTTACCTCTTACCAATGTAGTTGTTTTAGCAGCTGTTCCACCAGCAGTAGCACAAGTTAAATATGGTATATTAGTTCTCGCAACACTATCTTTTATATCATACGTTACATTATCGGGAAGTTTGATTTGACTGATGTCAGCCATTTATATCACCCCCATTACTCAGATGTAACTGTACCGGCAGTCCCTGTAAAAGTAGGAGTACTAATAGTACCAGTAGGTGTTCCAGAAACAGAAACAGTTTTATTTGTTCCAGAGAAACTTCCTTCTAATCTAACTGCAGTACCACTGAAAGTACCAGTAGCAGTAGCAGACTCGACTCCAGTAGCAACAGTCACTGCAGTTCCTTTAGTAGGCAAACTACCTTGATTGAAACTACCGCCAGACCAACCAATAGTAAGTACCTCGTTAGCAACACTGGCAGTAAATGCAGGAAGCGTACAAGTAGGTAATGTACCAGTAGTAGCCATCGGCGTAATACTTTCAGTTTCTAAAGTAACTGTAGGAGTTACACTAATACTTCCTTCAGGAGTATAATTAGTAGTACCACTAGAAGCCTTGGAAATAGTTACACTTCCTTCTGGTTTGTATGATCCAGAACTATTCATACTATCGCCTGTAAAAGTAGGTCTACTTACACTACCTTGAGGAGTAAAACTTCCAGAAACACTATCTTTAAAAGCCAAATCACCAAGTCCACTTAAATCACCGAACTGCTGCCATGCATTGCCATTCCAAATATATTCTGCAGATTGATATGCAGTAATATCGCCACTAACTGCAGTAACATTACTGCCATTAATAACAATAGGGTTTGTAGTACTTCCTTCGGTGATAACAGTGGTTGTAACACCTAACCAAGCAGTGTGACCGTCTAATGCACTAATTAAATCTCTAGCACCTTGGTCAACAATATTATATGTTTGGTTATTTGGAAGTTTAATTTGTTTAATATCAGCCACTAAATTTCACCTCCATTATCCTTCAACAAAAATCAGCCTTTGCCCATCAACATGCATAGTCAATTGCGGCGGCATGTTTTCAATAGCATTATTAACGTATTCTTTAGTTGCATAAGTACCTTCTAAATAAGCAACAGATGGAAAATCATAATCACTCTGAATCCATTCAGTTCCGTCAAAGGTTATAACGCTCATGCTTGCAATGTGTGTATTCGGGAAATAAGTAATATTGTAGAAATAATAATATTCTCCCTGTTTATCCATCAGCAAGTGAGTCTTATCATTATAAATAACAGCCATGACTTTACCAAGTCTATACGCTTCACTCAAATCATAAGCAGTAGTCTCTCCAAAGACTGCAGTAAATACCTGCTTATCTTCGTCAGTCATGATTCCACTATTTAATTCAGCAACCAATGCATTAAATACTTGTTCGATTTTGATGAAGTTGGCATTCCATTCTGTAGGGTCAATTATATTTCCCCACTCTTTATCATCGTATTCAACGTCAAGATAAGAAAATCTATCCGGCATACCATCACCTCACATCTCTCTGTGTTAACAGAATACTATAACCATAAACTCTCATTGTTTCGTCCAGATTTGTATTAGAAAAATAAACCTTAAGTGTTCTGGAACGAATATCGAGATTAGTCCATCTTGATTTATATAAATTTCTATTATTAAATCTATCAATCTCCCAATAGCTTGCAGGATATTTCATTGGATTTTCTCCCGGAATAGAAGTTTCAGGATTTCTTGTATTACCGCCAAACATTGTAGTAGTAGAATTATAAACAGGCGGTGTATCAAAATGCATATCAAAATAATCAGATTCAAACTTAACACTAATCGAAGAAATAATCCCATCCCAAGCATGAGAGGTAAGCATAAACGCTTTGAAGTATTTATAACTAGCAGGATCTTTAAGGTCGAACCTTTTACTAGCAAACAGACATTCTATTGGTTCACCACAATCATTATATACATCTGTCAAATATTCATAATTCAGGATTTTACCTTCTGTCGAGCCAATAAGAAAATTGATTCCGTCAGTGTAAAGGGAACAACTCTTCATTCCTGTATAGTAAGTCCAACCCATATTATCATAACTATAAACAATGATTAAATCATCAGCAATGTTAAAGAGGACTTGGTTATAGAATGCAACAGTAGAAAGATTCAATCTTTCTTTACTATCTATATTAAAAGGCTCCTGATAGATGTCTATTTTCCTCGGCAGTGGTTTGGTTACAAGATATTCAACTAATGTGGTTGGAGTATTGAGTTTATAAAATCTCCCATCATAACCTAAGAAGATGTAGTAGTTATTAATCAATGCTCCACAATCAGCACACATCAAACCAGTAGATACGTCCATCTTTTTAAGATAGAATGATTCTCCAATATTGTCATAAACCGAATCTCCATAAAGCGCATACATGTCTTCGTTTCTGCCGATGATAAGCGCAGTATCAAATACAAACATATCAATAATCTTATCACCATTAGGAGTAACGCTTACACTATGCCAAGACGGGAAATAGTATTCAGAAGATGCATGAGACATAAATACACCATGCGGTTGTTCATCATCTCCTGAAATAAATAATCTGTCTTTATGAGAAACGATTACATTAGGAGAACTAGGAATATAACTAGCTCCTGCCTGAGTATCTGCCAATTGATTGATGCAAGGTTGATACCATGTATACCACACACCATCAATCTCTTCGTTTATTGATTCGCCTTGATAAGCATCAACTGGCTTTGGTGTATAGAAAAATACTGAAGCACCTTCATCTAAATAAAAAGCAGATAAGCTTTCATTAAAGGTGACGTCTACAGTATTATTTGTTCTATTAACACTCGTTACCGAACCAAAGAGATTACCATCAGCACCGGGATGTGTAGAAGAAGAAAGAATAAAGATCGGATCTCCAGTCTCAACCA